AGAACGGGTTGTCCTTCAGTTCCGTGATGCTGATCTGCTCCGCGAAGGTGATGGCCTTGCGGTCGCCGAAGATCACGTTGTAGGACTTGCCGCCGTTGGCCGCGGCATTGGTGTCAACCTTCAGGCAGTTCGACGTATAGACATCGAAGCCCGCGATGTTGCCCATTGCCTTGACGTTCTTGCGGAGCAACGACGTGCTGTCTCCGCTGAGCGCGGCTTCCTTGAGTTCGCCGGTCTGGATGTAGAGGCTCATCCACACGGGGATGATGATCCAGGGATTGTCGCCCATGCCGCCCTTCTGCTCTTCTAGGCAGGCCGCAGCGGTCGCGATGGCATCCACGGCGCTGGACTTGTGCGCGGCCGTCTGGACGGCCTTGTGGACCTCCAGGGGGGTCGCCGTCGCGCCAAGGTCGTAACTGGCGGACCGGTAGCCCGCAGCCACGCCGGCGTTCGTCGCGGCGCAGTAGGGGTAGATGTCCTCCAGGAACTCGACCTCGTTGTCCTGTGCCAGAGCGATGGCGCCCTCGTTGGTCCACTGGGAAACCCAGCCCGAGATGTCCGACAGTTTCTCGTCGATGGCGTTCACCTTGAAGGCGTAGCCGCGGCTGCGCTCGACCGGGAAGGTCGTGCTGGTGGTCTCATACCCCTGAAAGGGGATGTTCATGCCCTTCTTGTAACGGAAGGTCATGATGTCAGGCAGTCCGCGAATCGTGATCCGGTCGCCGGCCTGCTTGAGTTGGCCTTCGTAGTCGCGGTTCGTGATCCGCGTCATGAAGGTGTTGTCGTGGAACTTCTCCAACAGAATCGGAGAGTAGAGTTGCGGAACATAGTCCGCCATGACGGGATACCCGCCAACAGTGCTGATCGCCATAAGGCACATCCTTTCGCACCGCCGCTACCGCATGACATCGATACGCTCCGCAACTCGCAGGCTTAGAACGCCCGCTTGTTGGGATCGCGCACCACACGCCCTTCGGCAATGGCAGTCTGAATCTTGAGGATGATCTCGTTGCGCTTCCGGGAATCGATCTGCCCACTCTCGAAGTCGCGCCTGGACTTGTCCAGTGCCGCATTGGCTTCGGTCATGGTGTAGACCGCCTTGTCCCCTGTCGCCGTCGGACCATCCGAAACGGTTACTGATGCAGACGGAGCCAGTGTTTCGGACACCGCGCCCCGGCGAGCGACGCCGGATTCGTCGAGAAAGATGTCAATCACGCGATTTACGCCGTCCAACCGGCGCTGCTGATACGCGGACTGCAAGCTCTTTTCGTAAGGCAATCCCGTGGCTGGGTCGGTTTTCCCGAGGAAGCGTCCCCATCCTTCGCAAAGCTGACCGCCCGCATTCGTACTCGCGATGAACCCCGGCTTGGCCTGCTCGATAAGCTGGTCAAACACTCTGCCATCGGCTTCGGAACGCACGCGGCTACCTTGATCCACCCGCTGTTCGACTTCGGCGATCTTCGCCGTCAGGCGTGCTTCGAGTTCGCCGGCCACCCCAAGGGCGACATCCGCGGCTCCCTTCATCACGTCCTCGTCAACGACCTTCCTGCGGTCAGGGGAGACATGATCGATGGCCTTGTCAGACCTCGACCGCGCCTCAAGTTCGTCCAGTCGCTTCTTCATGGCTTCGCGCTCTTCCCGCAACGCGGCGAGTTCTTCGGATGTCTTCTTCAGACGCCCTTCCTCGACGCGGTGCTTCTGGAGCTCCGCCTTCAGTTTTTCAACCTCCGCGTTCGCGGCCTGGCCGTCAGTGACGGTTGCGCTCGTGTTCAACGGGGTTACGACCGGGCTTGGTGCCGCCTGAACCAACGGTTTCTCGTCGGCCTTGGCGACCACTGTGTCCGCATTCTGCGTCTTCAGCAGGTTCTTGGCTGCCTGTGCTTCTTTTCTCATCTTGTCGTCGCTCATATTGTCTCCAGTGAGCATGCCTTTGGCATGGGTTCTCTGCGTTCAGACCTTGCAACAAAACGGGTTGCAGGCCGTCCCTCTTTGGACACACCAGGCAGGGCTAGTACAGGGTCTCTTTCGCGGTTGGGAACTGTTCGTTCTCAAGGCGAAGGGGAGCTTGCTCGACCTTCCTGATGATGTCCGCTACCTCACGCGCCGCGCCAACAAGGACTTGTGTGTCCCTGTCAGACGCCGCCACGTAAATCTTTTCGTGCGTTGCGTCACGTCCACTGGCAAGCCATGCCATGAAGACTTTGAACTCCGGCGATCTGGAAAGACCGCCAACGCTTCGGAGTTCCTCTTTGGTGAAATCCCTCATGCCGCCATCCCGCCTTCTGCCGGCTGGCCCCGCATGGCGGTCTGCTCGGGATTCTGTAGAGTGTTCTCAACCTGGGGCTGCCCCGGCGCCTGCGTGACCTGCTGCTTCGCCGCCTGGGCTTCCATCTGCATGGCTTCCTTCACCCGGTTGATCTCGTCGATCTCCTTCAGTTTCTCGGGACTCGGGATTACGTCGTCAGGGTTGATGTCGAGTTCGAGCACCTTGCGCCTCAGCAGCGCCGCGCGCCCCGAGGCGCCGATGATCTGCATGTCGATGGGATTGGCGGTCAGTTGAAGCGCCTGGGTCAGTCTTGCGCTTTCCTGCTCGCGCAGAATCAGCCCCATGACGCCAGAAGGATTGACCTCGACATCGCCCTTGATGCTCTCGTCGGTGTCGTAGAGCAAGTCGTAGTCGGCCGTGCGCTTCACGCAGTCGCGAATCACGTCCTTGTCGGTCGTGTTGACGACCATCTTCATGCCGCGGCTCGCCGCTTCCGTCAGAATAGCCAAGCCGCTCGCCGTCCTTGCCGCGCCGGCGCTGATGTTGCTGCCGTAGGTGTAGGCCGGAATGCCGGTGTCGGTGTCGGCCTGCTTCAGCGCCCAGTCGAACACAGCGGTCAACTCCTTGGAGTTGCTCTGCGGATTGAACATGTAGATCGGGTTGTCAACCTGGTTCGTCGGCGTCATGCTGTTCTGGAACAGCCAGACCTTCCACGGCGACTGCTGGACGCTGCACGACGGATGCAGCCGGGCGATGTCCTTGATGACGGTTTGCGGACCACTGGCCTGCGCCATGTTGACGATCAAGTCGCGCAAGGAGGCGTTGCAGACCTTCTGCGTGGTCTCCATCTTGATGACAGGGCTTTCACCCCACCATGAGTCGGGAGCCTTGTAGAACACGCCCTTGCTCAGCGGACGGCCCAACTCCTGGTCGATGACGCGGCAGTACAGCACTTCGTCCAGCACCGTGATGGCGTCAACCTCGTAGTATTCCTTGGCCTTGATGATGCGCTTGTCCGAAGTCTTCACCATCCCGAGCGCCAACAGCATGGAGCCCCGGACCTCGCCGAAGAACTCGATGCCTTCCAGCACGCAGTCGCCGCCGTTCTCAATGCCGTCGTTCTCCATCTGGCGCCGCATGATGTCGTAGGGCTGCGATTCCCTGATGCCGCCTTCGGCGTTCAGTTCGAGTATCTTGTCAACGGCGTCTTTCCTCCAGGCCTGTCCGCCGCCGGAGAAATTGCGAAGCGTTTCCGGCGTGAACCTGACGCGCTGGCAGAATGCGCCGTCGCCGATCTTCTTTGCGGCCGGCGAAGGAAAGCAATCCCACGGAGAAACGGCCTCGAACTCCAGAACCACCTTGTCCTGCATCTCGTAGGTCACGGTGCCGTACTCGGTTTCCTTCAAGACCTTGCGTTTCCGCATTCTCGGCACCGGACCCTTGATGAGCCCGGTCCCGTAGGTGCAGATGTGGTTGCGGTAGTCGTCAAAAGCGTCCAGCCAGCCGCCTTCGATGAACTGGTCATGTACTTTGGTCTCCATGCGAACGGCGCGGACCTTGGCCCACTCCTTTTCGATGACGTTGATCTCGTCAACCTTCGTTTTGGCGTACTCGGCGACGACTTCGGCCGGCGGGGGCTTCCCCGTCATGACGACAAGCTCCAGCCAGTCCTTCATCGTCTCCTGAACTGCTTTCACGATGACGCTTTGCGGCACATCTGGCTTCGGAGAAGGCTTCAGACTCCACGGTTTGTCGCCGGGATTGTTGAAAATCTCGCCAATCATCGCCATTGCAGCCCGGCGCTTGGTGTCGGCAACGGGGGAATAGACGACGGGGGCACCCTTGGCGGCAAAAGCGGCCAGTTCGCCGGGTTCGTACTCGCATTTCACCATGCGAAGACACTTCAACAGCATGTCATCGACGCCGGAAATGCGCCTGTGGTCGGCGTTACGCTGAAAAGTGCGCCGGATGTACGACGCCAAGGCGACGAGGACGGGCTTTTGGGCGACTGCGGCGCTGACAGCAGCACGGTCCCCTGTCGGAGACCCGCTAAGAACCATCCTCGGTGTGACATCTGCCGCCATTTGAAGTCATTTAATCACACCTTTTTTACGGGCAGTGATTATTTAGAAAAACCCGACGACATCAAGCCTGGTGTCCAGCCGTTCCGGCGTGTAACCCCTGGGCAACCACAGCCCGCCGCCACCCTGTCTGTTGCCAAACATGCTCTCGCTGCTCTGATGGGTTGCCCCGTAGCAGACGTACTGCAACGCATCGTGTGGGTGGCTGAACATGTTCTTCTCCGGCGCGTTCGTGACGCGCTCGTCGCCGGCGTCGGCCGTGTTCATTTTGCGGTAGTAGTACCGCCCGTTGAACCCCTCCCGGATAAACGGAGCTTGGGGGCCGACGATCAGTCCCGGCTTGCCTTCCAACTGGCTCCGCAGCATCGACGCCACGGCTTCGCGCCTCAAGATGAAACTGTTTTTCGGCACCGGGCACGGCACCGTGTTCAGGCCCAACTGGTTCATGATCTGGATGCAGGTCGCATCGTCGGTTTGCCCCTTGTCTGCCCCGGCAGGGTCGCCGAAATTGTAGACCCGCATCTGATGGAACCTGTACTTGTTGACCAGCAGAGGCATCAGCAAGTCCTTCGTGAACTGCGTGATGCCCATGTTCTCGCTCTTCACCTCTTCTATGACCCTAAACTGGCCGTCCATGCCCAACTGACAGATGACGCTGCACGGCGTCCGGCCAAAGTCAGTCCCCAGCAGCAGTGGCAAGCCCCACATGACTTCTACGGGTTTCTGGCTGTAGTGGATCGCATCCCTGTACTCGGGATAGACGGGCTCCCCACTGACCGTGCTGCCGTACTCGCCCATGAGGAATACCTTGATGCGGGCATGGTCGTTATCCCTGGTCTGCCGCATGTAGTATTCCCAACCCTCGTTGTGGTTGTCGATGTTCTCCGCTGGGGGCACGCGCTTGTCTCTGCCGTCATTGGGTTCGTACCACACCTTGCCCTGGTGCTCGCGCTTCAGAACAGCCGGCGGCTGCCGGAAGAAGGCGAAGCCGTCGGGCCGCATGACTTCGGCGAACTTGTACCACCAACTCGTGTCCGAAGGTGGGTTCGTGTCCATTATCATCCCAAAGCCGAGGTACTTCACGCCGGCGTCGGCGTCGGCTCGGGGATAGCGCCCCGTGCGTTCATAGGCTCGTGACAGGTACGTCCACGGCAACTCGCTGGCCTCGTTGGCCCACACGCCCGTGATTTCCAACGACTTCAGGTCGCGCACGCTCTGGTCGGTGTCCAGCGCCAGAAACTCAAGTTGGATATCGACCAGGGTGCCGTCGTTGTTGGGGTGCGGCAGCGTCAGCACACCACTGATGGGCGCCGACATGTGCATCTGGGTCTGGGGAAACCAGTCCAACCAGGTGCGCAGCGTCGTCTTCTGCAACTCGCGGTAGGTCGAACGAATGATGAGCCACCGACTCCGGCGGATGTTGTCATGCGGGCTCGCGACTTGGCAGCACGACCGGCCGAAGATTTCCCAGCAGCACATCACGGACTTGCCGCTGCCGACCGGCCCCAGCACGCCCTTGACGCTCGCCACGGTGTTGTGAAAGGCAACCCCCGTCGGGCTCGCCTTGTAGGTCAGGTGCCGCTTCTTGTGTCCGCCGCATGCCATATCACTCCATGGTCTGCAACGCACACCAAACGTCAACTTCACCCGCGACCGAACTCACCCACCGCTGAACGAGAACATCCGTCGTCTCGTTCCGAACCCACCGAAGATGTGGCGTCGGTTGATAGAACTGCGAAGGCGGCTTGTCCACGACTGATCCGCCCACCATCGGGGTGTCCTCATGGAATTTGCAGAACCCGACGATTCGTTCATCGAGAACGTCCGAATACAGACCCATGATCGCCGCTTGCCTGCGCAATCGACGCTGCTCAAAAAAGGATAATTCGCCGAACATCTCGGACGTGATGAAGTCGCGAAGTTTCTCGATTTTTTTGTCCAAGTCGAACTTTTCGTCGATCACTCTCTGCTGGTAGGCTTCCATGTTCTACTCCCCTGTTATGACCTCGTACCATCCCCTGAAGAACTCGCCGCCTCGGGCTGGCATGCTGACAACCCAGTGCCAAGACGACACCATTTCGCGGGTCTGCTCGGGCTGCGTCCACGTCTTCAAGTCCCGGCTCGATGTCACGAAAGGCAAGGCGTTGCACCCAGAGGTAGGAACCGTGAGGCGTGCCACGCCGTTCGACACCGAGACCGCCACGATCACAGCCCGGACGATGTTCGTCACTGCGGCAATCACGACTTGAACCTCGTAATCATCGCGCCCGCCAACGACTCGCCACGCCAGATCGGCACATGCACCCGCTGGAAGTTCCCCGACTTCGCCACGAAGTCGATGTCGTAGCCCTGGGACCACGACGTCGGATCGCTGTGGGCATAGATGGGCTGCATCAGGCATAGGCACCCCGGATTGAACGCCTTGCAGATACCCACGCCGGGGAACACAATCGTCGCCGAGTCGTCCCTGTGCGTGTGGCCGAACGTCACATTCGCCGCAGATTTCGTCACGGCATCCCTGGCCGCATTCTTGCCCCGGCCGATCTCATGCGTGAAACACATCTTGCCCAGTTTGATCCAACCGCGGGGATACCCCTCGACGTAGACCTCATCCCGGCGATACCACGCAATGCCTCGATCCTTGAGGCGCAGGATCGACGCCGGCCCCCACAACGTCGTTAGCATGTCGGCGTCCATCTGATGCCCCAGTGTCAGATCCACAATGGCACGCTCCACCCTGTCGTCATGATTTCCCATCACCCAGTGA